AATAGGTTTAGTCATCTTATGGCTATTGCTCCCAATGCTTCTTCTTCCATTCTCATGGGCAATACTAGTCCTTCTATTGAACCTTATCGTGCCAATGCGTATAGGCAGGATACTTTATCGGGTTCTCACCTGAATAAGAACAAATGGTTAGATAGAGTTATTATGAAACATTTGGATCCTGAAGGTGGTACAACATTAACACCAAAAGGTGAAGATGAATACCAACAAATATGGTCATCAATCATTGCAAATGATGGTAGTGTTCAGCATCTGGATTGGTTAACAGAAAATGAAAGATATGTATTCAAGACCTCTATGGAAATTGACCAACGATGGGTTATTGAACACGCAGCTGACCGTCAACAATATATTGACCAAGCACAATCATTGAATCTATTCTTTAGACCAGATGTTAACATCAAGTATCTTCATGCCTGCCATTTCTTGGCATGGAAAAAAGGACTTAAAACACTTTACTACTGCCGTAGCGAGAAATTGGCCAAGGCTGACAAAGTATCAAAACGTATTGAACGTGAAGTGATTAAAGAATTGGATATGACAGCTATTGCACAAGGAAACGAATGTTTGGCCTGTGAGGGTTGATAATGAATCCTACTGTTGCATTGTTCGTATGTGATCCAAAGTGTTCGGTACAATCGACTAATGGTGTGATGAAGGCATTATCACCATCTTATAACTTCAAACTGTTTTCTAAGAATGAAGTTGAAGATGGTTTTTTCGATGATGTTGATATGGTTGTTTTTCCAGGTGGTATAGGTGATTCTGATTCATATGATACCATACTAAAAAACAATAAAGATATTGTCGTTGATTTTGTGGCAAGAGGTGGTAAGTATCTTGGCATTTGCATGGGTGCATATTGGGCAGGCAAAGATTACTTCAACATACTTGACAGAGTAGATGCGGTGCAGTATATTAAAAGGCCTAACACTTGCACAAAAAGACCTCATGCAAAACGTATGCCTGTTATGTGGAAAGACCGTTACGGTTCAATTGAACCTTACAGTATGTTCTTCTATGATGGTTGTGCTTTGGTTGGTGATGAAAACTCACCATACGAAACCTTTGCAACATACAGTAACGGTGATAACATGGCTATTATACAAAATCGTATAGGGTTAATTGGTTGTCATCCTGAGAGTGAACAGTTTTGGTATGATAGTTATAGCTGGATGAGAGGATACTATCACAGAGGCCAGCATCACACCTTGTTATTAGATTTTGTAAACGAATTAATGGAGAGATAGATGAAAAGAATTTTAAGATTTACAGCATCATGGTGTGGTCCATGCAAATCATTGGCAATGAATTTAGAAAATGCCAACTTAACAGTACCAATTGAAGTGGTTGATGTTGATATACATCCAGAAATTGCACAAGAATATGGCATTCGTGGTGTACCAACATTGGTGATGATGAATGAAAATATAGAAGTTAAAAGACTAGTTGGGTCAAAAACAGTTAACGAATTACAAGAGTGGGTAAAATGATTAAAAAAACAGAATCAAGATTAACAGATACAAGAAACAGTTTCAAACCTTTTAACTATCCATGGGCATATGATGCATGGTTAAAACATGAGCAATCACATTGGCTACACACCGAAGTACCAATGCTTGAAGATGTAAAAGATTGGAAAAAGAAACTAACACCATCAGAGAAACAATTTCTAACGAACATTTTTCGTTTCTTCACGCAAGGTGATATTGATGTGGCTGGTGGTTATGTAAACAATTATTTGCCATATTTTCCACAACCTGAGGTTCGTATGATGCTTATGGGCTTTGCGGCTCGTGAGGCATTACACATTGCAGCCTATTCACATTTGATTGAAACTCTTGGTTTGCCTGACACCACATACAATGAATTCATGGCCTATCAAGAGATGAAAGATAAGCATGATTATGTCATGGACTTATCAAGTAAGAATGGTACCAAAGAGAATACAGCACGACACATTGCTGTGTTTAGTGCCTTTACAGAAGGTATGCAGTTGTTCTCCTCATTCATTATGTTGTTAAACTTTCCACGCACAGGTAAGATGAAGGGTATGGGTCAAATTGTTACTTGGTCTATCGTTGATGAAACGATGCACGCTGAAAATATGATGAAGTTATTTAAGACCTACATACAAGAGAATAATGAAATATGGAATGATGAATTGAAATCATCCATCTATGCCATTGCTGAACGCATGGTAGAATTGGAAGATAAATTCATTGACCTAGCATTCAACATGGGACCTATGGAAGGTTTAACACCAGAAGAAGTTAAACAATACATTCGTTACATTGCTGACCGTAGATTGATTGGCCTTGGTATGAAAGGCATTTTTAAAGTAAAACGCAACCCACTACCATGGGTCGAATCTATGATTAACGCACCAACCCACACCAATTTCTTTGAGAATCGTGCCACAGATTATGCTAAGGGTGCATTAAATGGTACATGGGACGATGTTTGGGGTAGAGCTGCATAATGGCACACATCGTTGCGAATTTACCACCAGTAAAGTGTTTTGTTCGTAAAGAATTTCTCTATGACTTTGAAAAAGGTCATGGAGAATTAGAACCTTGTTGGTGGGTAAGTATCAAGTCGTTAAGAGGTCAAGCATTTCGTATTGAAGCATATCTAAACAACTATGGTGCATTGTATGATAAATTACCACTACACGCATTTTGTTGGAAACCAATTGAGAATGAATTACCATTAGACTATTTGCAGTTGTGGGATTGTCTATCATACGATATAACTGTCATAAAGAAAGCACAGTTACAATCAATGAAGTGTAAGTTTAAGTTAAAAAATGGAGATTGGCAGTATGGTGTTTATATGTTTACAGTTGATTCTGCTCATCCTGATTTTAACATACTTGATACAGGGTTTTCTGAAGATATCGAGGACCACAAGTCTTATAATTTCGTTATGTGTGATAACGGTCAGTTTGCTGCTCAGCCAAATAATCGTTTGATAATTTTGGAACCAAGTAGTAATCCAAAAGAATTGAAGATGCCAGATTTTAAAGTGGCAACAAAAAAGTGGTCGGTTGAAACAGATTCAAAATGGGCACTTGGTGATACAAATACAATAATGTATGAAAGAGAAAATGATTGAATTAATCTATCTTTTGGTGATGACCCACATCACCATCATATCAGTTACATTGTTTCTCCACAGAGGTGAAGCACACAGAGGCATAGAGTTTCACCCAATACTAAGTCATTTTATGCGATTTTGGTTATGGCTTACAACAGGCATGGTGACCAAAGATTGGGTTGCAATTCATCGTAAACACCATTCAGCAACAGACCAGAAAGAGGATCCACATAGTCCACACAATGAGGGCATTTGGCGGGTTCTATTCAAAGGCGCAATACTATACCACAATGCAAGCAAAGATAAAAAAATGGTTAATACATATGGTGCTGGCACTCCTGATGATTGGGTTGAGCACAACATATACAGTTCTCACTCCAGACTTGGCGTTAGCCTTCTCCTTGTGTTCAATGTATTAGTTTTTGGTTGGTGGGGTTTATTGATATGGGCAATTCAAATGATATGGATTCCATTTTGGGCTGCAGGTGTAGTAAACGGTGTTGGCCATTGGATAGGATATAGAAATGGTGAAACTAAAGAATATAGTCGTAATATTGTGCCTTGGGGTATTATTATTGGTGGTGAAGAATTGCACAACAACCACCACTTGGAACCAGCGAGTGCCCGCCTCTCTAAAAAATGGTGGGAGTTTGATATAGGCTGGATGTGGTTAACAATATTCAGATTCTTTAAACTAGCAAAACTAACGAGATGATAAAGACGTATCGAAGCATTTTTATTAGTGATGTGCATTTGGGAACTAGAGATTGTCAAGCAGAAAAATTAAATAATTTTCTCAAGCACAATTCATGTGATACTTTATATTTGGTTGGTGATATAATTGATGCTTGGAAGATACAACAAAACAAATGGAAGTGGAAACAATCACACACCAATGTGGTGCGTAGAGTTCTTGGTCATGCTAAGCGTGGAACCAAGGTTGTTTATGTAGCAGGCAATCACGATGAATTTTTAAGGCCAATGATGCCGTATGGTTTTAGTTTTGGATCGATAGAGATACATAATCAAATAGAACACATAGGCGCAGATGGAAAACATTATTTGGTTACACATGGCGATTTATTTGATGGTATTACTCGCCTTGCTCCTTGGTTGGCATTTCTTGGCGATAAGCTTTACGATTTAGTTCTTGAATGGAATAGTAAATTCAATTGGGTTAGACATAAGTTTGGTTTTGGTTATTGGTCATTATCAAAATATTTAAAACATAAAGTCAAAAAAGCAAACGATTTTATATTTCAATTTGAAAAGAATCTAGCGGCATATTGTAAGAAACGTGGTTATGATGGTGTGATATGTGGACATATACATCATGCAGAGATTAAAGAGATTGATGGTATCATCTATATGAATGATGGTGATTGGGTGGAAAGTTGCACAGCCTTGGTAGAACATCATAATGGTAAATGGGAAATAGTTACATGGACCAAGGAGAAAGATGATGTGGATACTGATATTGATGGCGATTCACACGAACAATCCAAATGATATGCCAGGAAAAATAACTTTGGAATTTCAAACACAACAACAATGTGAACAATCATTAAAATCAATGACATATTGGTTGAAGTTTGACCAATTTAAGGTAGTAGGAAAATGTCAAAAAATATCATAGAAGATAAAATTACAATTGTAGTTCCATGTAAGAATGAGCAAGACTACATTCCACATTTGTTGATGCATTTACGACAACAAGACATAGGCAATACTAGAGTTATCATTGCTGATTGCTCGACCGATAATACACGAGAAGTTATTCAGATAATGAAAGGTGATTTGAATGTTGAGGTGATTGATGGTGGTAATGTTTCATTTGCAAAAAATAGTGGTGCCAAACTTGCAACAACACCATACATTCTGTTTATAGATAGTGATGTTAGATTCTTTTCTGATACCGTTATATCTGATTGTGTCAATGAAATAGAAAAAAACAATTTAGATTTGATTGGATTGTATGTGAAGTGTTATGATGGCGACATTCGAGCACAAATAGGTTTTATGTTTTTCAATGCAGTTAACAATGTGTTGAAATATTTGTCGCCTTTTGCTGTTGGTGCATTTATGTTGACTCGCACGGATAAATTTTGGGAATTTGGTGGTTTTGCAGAAAAATATCAAACAAGTGAAGATTTTTTCTTGTCTAAAAAGTATGATGTGAAAAAGTTTAAATTAATGAATCATTATTTTGGCCAAGACAATAGAAGGTTTGAGAAGATGGGATATTTTGGCATGGCATGGTACCTCATCAAAAATTTTTGGAATAGAAACAACGAAAAACATTGGGATAATATAGATTATTCCAAGTATTGGAAATGAAATGATAACATTAGACGAAACTGCTAAAGAGAAGATTACAGACTTATACATAGATGAGAATGACTCAACTATCAAAGGATTGAGAGTGTTTGTTCAAGGCGGTGGTTGTTCTGGTTTTTCATATGGTTTTACATGGGAATGGGAAAAGAATGAAGATGACTTTGAATTTCCTATCAATGAAAAAATTCAAGTATTGGTTGATGCAATGAGTATGCAGTACCTACAAGGTGCAACAATCAAATTCAAAACAGAATTAATGGGTTCTAATTTTCTAATTGAGAATCCAAACGCAACCAACAAATGTGGTTGTGGCTCATCGTTTGCAGTATAAAGAAAGAGAAAAATGAAAACAACAACATATTTTATTGCGATTTTATTGGCATTTGGTTTCACCAATGCAATGGCACAAGGTAAACAAAAGGAGGGTGTTACATATGATGCGGTTCTTACCCGTGTTATTGATGGTGACACCGTAGCCTTTCAGGCCAATTTTCTGCCTGACCCCCTTAAAAAGGAGTTGTCAATACGAGTTTTCGGAGTTGATACACCAGAAAAAGGACACAGAGCACAATGCGAGAGTGAAAATGTTAGAGGACAAGCCGCAACAGCCTTTACAAAGGCTCAGATTAACGCTTCAACTAAACGACAAGTCATCCTCATGGATTGGGACAAATACGGTGGCCGTGTATTGGGAGATATCCTTTTAGATGGTAAATCATTACGTCAAATGCTTATTCAAAACGGTTACGCCAGAGAATATTATGGTGAAGCCAAACAATCATGGTGTAATTAATGATTATAAAACACCAATGTTCAGAGTGTGATTCAAAATACACGATTGAATTTAGTTTGGAAGATTGCGAAGATAATCCAACCTACTGTCCATTCTGTTCTTCCTATATACAGGAAGATGAAGTTGAACAGCAGGATGATGATTATTGATGACTTGGTTTTTTCATAATACAGCAGAACAATTCAATATTGACGATGCCGAAGGTTACTTTGGCTTCGTCTATCTTATTACGCACAATCCCACAGGCCGCAAATATATTGGTAAGAAATTCTTCACCAAAGCCGGCGTTCGTCAAATCAAAGGCAAGAAGAAGAAAATCAGAAAGACCTCTGATTGGGAAACTTATTGGGGTTCTAATGCAGAATTGCAGGTAGAAGTAACAAAGAACGGGGAGGAACAATACACTAGAGAAATTCTACATTTATGTAAATCTCGGTCAGAGTGTAGTTATATGGAAACATTTGAAATATTCAATCGCCACGCATT